TTCGTCAATATCTTGAGGTTTAAGTAAATGAAACATAGATTATTTTATAATGTGTTCGATACGCTCAGCCCATCCTTTAGACTTACTATGAGCCCAGATGACCCAGCGGTGAGGTTTCTTATCTGTTAAGAAGAATCTTTCAAAGTTAACCCAATTGCCTTGTCGAGCAAGAAGCTCTTTGACTTGCTGCTCATTTAGATCTTCTCTCTGAATAGGCTTACCGTTTTCATCATCGAATGCAACGACAAAGAAATCGTAATCATTTAACTTAAAGTTACTCTTATCGAAGTTTACCAAATGGTAAAACGAAGTGCACAATGAATTCTCCCACTCTCTCTCATTGATTGAAGGTGGGTTAGGTGGAAAACCATTCTCTAATGTATACTTCTGTACTGCTTTCTTCTTAAAGCATACACCAGCATACTTCTCATAATCATGCAACGTTCTCACTTTACCAAGATCATATCCAGTAAGATCAACATCATCATCTTTCTGCGTTCTAATTAAGTTACGAATACGCTTCCAAGCTGTTTGCTGATAACCGTACCAATCTTCACCTCTCTTATGCTGGTCATCCCAAACAAGCTTACCAGCTCTTTCTTCTCTCATTGTTGCATGCCAGATAACAATCTTATGTGGATGGAATAGATCATAGCCATGTGTAAAGGATCTTACAGTAAGGTTTAGCTCTTCACCGCTAAAGTAGATTACAGGATCATGCTTGATTTCTTTAGCCCATTCAGTACGAGCAAATGCAAAGTGTCCGGAGATAAATCTTGAACGAGCTGGTTCAGATCTAGTTTGCCATCCTTGCAATAAACCAGGACGAATAAAGATAGTGCCATGTGGATAGAAACAAGCAAACTGTTGCTGCCATGGCTCTTGACATCTACCAGCTGGGTCATTAAACGGGCTATAATAAGGTAGGTAACCGGTAAGAATAGGCTTAAAACCTTTCTTCTCTAATCCGGTATGCATATCAACTAGAGTCTTATCCCAGTCTTTAGCAAATCTATGGTGAGAGTCTAATTGAAGGATATAAGCTTCATCGGTAATAAGCTCATTGATCTTTGCACGAGCATAAGGTAGACCCTTAGCCTTTTCGTGAGGTATATCAATTATCTTAAAGCGTTTATCCTTTCTAAACTCATCTACATTATCAAACTTATCATCTGGATGAAACTGACGGCAAATACCAAACACTACACGCTTTGGATCGTGAGCATTAGCAAGGCAATCTTTAATGGTTGGTACTAGTTCAGGCTCTCTATATGCTGGTAAATGTACGAATATTTTATTTTTCATGCGTAAGGAATTTTATTTTCTAAGATTCTTGTCTCCCATCCTTTAGACTTACTATGTGGCCAGATGGTCCACTTATAAGGAAGGATATCAGTGTTAAACTCTCTCCAAATATGGATAAACTTATCGTTAGGGTCTTGCGATAGTAAGCGCTTAATCTCATCACTATCACAATCCTTTCTGTAGATGTCTTTATTCTTTTCATCCTTAAAGACCATACAGAAGAAATCATAATCATCTAAAGGTAAATCACCTTTGTAAACATCTACGCAATACTTTACCCAATTGCATAAGCTCTTTTCAAAAGCTTCATCAGTTGGAATATTACCAGTTGGAAGTATTTCTTTAATACTATCATTAGTAAAGCGTCTGGTACCAAATTGTACACCAGCATACTTTTCAAAGTCTTTTAATGATCTCTTTTTACCAAGACCAAACTTACCAAACTTTATAGAGCTCTTTTCATTATCTACCTTTAACAACGCCTTCACTCTAGCGTACGAAATCTTATTAAGCTTATCCCATTCTCCTGGATGGTCATCCCAGTGCTTAATAGAGCCTTGTCTCGTGTAATGATGCCATACCACTACCTTAGTTGGGTGATAAAGATCGTACCCATGGGTAAAAGATCTAACGGCTAAGGTTATTTCCTCCCCGTGAAAATAAAGCTGCGGATCGTACGGTACCTCTTTACACCATTTACCTTGAGTAAAGATAAAGTGTCCGGACACCCCTCGAGCTAGTACTGGCTTACCATTCTTATTACGCCAGTCTTTGATAGTAGATGGACGCTTAAAGATTACACCTTCAGGTAAAAATCTATCAAAATTTAACTGCCAACATTCGTCAAGCCTTCCTACTGGATCTGTCGGTGGCTGATAGCTTGGAAGATAAGAAGTGAGTAAAGGTTTCTTTACTTTATCCTTCTTCAAATCTTCATACATGTTAATTAGAATCTCATCCCAATCCTTAACGAATCTGTGGTGTGAATCTAATTGTAATGTGTACTTTTCGTTCTTATATTGCTTTTGTACTTTAGCTCTTACCCAACAAGCTCCTTTACTCTCCTTGTAAGGAATATCTAGAATCTTAACGTTCTTAAGCTTCTTAATTGCAGAAATATCTTCATCACCTGCATGTTGCCATCCAATACAGAAACGTAAGTTCTTTGGATACTTTGCATTTTTAATGCAATCAAGGATGGTTGGGACTAATTCTTTATCACGATATGAAGCTATTTGTACAAATATTGTATTCACATTAATATATTAATACAACATTGCAGGAATTCTACACCCTTTTTGCTACTTTTATTTTGATTCTGTAGCTACAACCGTATATGGAATTACATTACCGAGGTTATCTTTCATTAGTTCGAAACCATGTTCATCTAATTCACATCCATACCCTTCGTATTGATCAGTAATTCCTTCGTAAGCAAATGATTTATCTATACCAACAAAGAAATAATCTGATTCCTTTATAACAAATTCATCTACCATAAGATCAATATCTTTATCGGTAATTGTACTATTAAGCTCACCTTTCTTATCAGTATTTTGATGCATCCAAAGACTTCCGTAGAAGTCAAATGCTTGATGAATGTTACCGATAAAAGTGGGAAGAAGGATACCTTTACAGTATCCTTTTTCATTGTAAACAACTTTGCGTATTTTAACCATTTGCTTCAGAAGTATCTTCTGTAGTTGATACGTACCGAGGGATCGGGTTCTTAATATCTTCTGTAAAGTACTTTGCAGCACTACGCAACGATTGCATATCAAGCTTAGGGTTACAAACCTTCTTATAAGTCTTCAAAAGCTCCATATTCTTCTTAAGACGCTTCATATAAATTGGGGAGTTAACCCGCTTAAGATACTCTTTATTGTTATCTTCTTGCTTATTATTTGCCTTGCTCATACAATAATTATATTTAAGTTCCTATAGAGAAAAAAAAGCCCTAACTTTCGTTAGGGCTTTAACATATATCAAACCAAAGCCAATGCCTTCTTACCGATTTCAGAGTACTGACTCACTTCATCATCATCTCGGATAATATTCCAGAAGTTCTGCTTAGCAGCACGTCCGATACCGAACTCAGAAGAAACAAACTGATTACCCTTATTAGCGCCGTTACCACGAGTCGACTCGTGCGTATAGTAATCAGTAACTGCGCTAAACGCATCAGCACGATTGCTACCGGTATTACCAGCACCGTTGCCAAACAAATCAGTCAAGCGATTGATCTTAGTAAGACCACGAGTACTGATCTCCTTCTCCTTATCATTACGAAGACTCCAACCAGCAAACAAGTTGCGAGCCTGCGTAGGAGTCATATCAGCCTTCATAAGAGCTTCAAACTCTTCCTTGTAATGAGCTTGGCTACCAAGATGAGCATCGATGATCTCAACCATATTGGTAATCTTCAACTCAACATTACCGCGATGAAACACTCGCACATCAACTTCTGACTTCTTATTAGCCAAGTTATAACTAAACGTATTATCGCAAACGGTGCAAATATTCGTATTATTCACCCACAGCACCGAAGACTGATCATGACCGTTACCGAAGTTAAGATAATCCTCAAACTGACGATTACCGATCTTATACGACTTGCTATCTTTAAGTGAAAGCGAGACAAACACTCGACCACGATTGCAAACAGAGCCAACGGTTTCAACACGAATACCGCTAATACCAGAAATGGCATCCTTAATCATCTTAAGGAAGTCCTTATTAGAGATAGGCTTATAAGTATCAGCAAAAGGCTTGCCAATAACATCACCATCATCAGATCCAACCAAGATGTTGAAATCGGTATCAATACCGTCCAGCTGAAGACGACGAGTCTGAATATCCCACTGGTTAAGCCAATTATTATCAAGATCGAGATCGGAAATGATCTCGGTAAGTCCATGCCAGGCCTGGAAACGGCCTTGCTGACGATCGCGGATTTCGATTTTGTGTGACATATGTTTTGTTGTTATTGTGTCGTTATTGACACGATAATTATATCTCAGTTCCTAATCACTTAAGGTACTGAATATTCTGGAAATAAAACATATTCAACAAAGTCAGATGCATCTTGCTGCGATAATCCTAAATGCATTAACATCTTAACTGGATATGGATTCATCTTCTGATAACGGCAATAACGGTTTTGTGCTTTGACAATATCCTTTACATTGCTATTATGGAAAGTACCATCTAAATTAATCAGATAAAAATCCAAATTATCCATACACACTTTAACAATTTGCTCTAACTCTTGTTCAGTATTAGAGCCTCCAGCGGCAATCATATGCTCTGAAAAAATAGCTTTACCCCACTCAGGCAACTCTCTTTCCTTTTTCCAAACACATTTTGATACGTTACTAGCAAAACCTTCCATCAGGGGATGTTTAGGATTGACTGTAACGGAAAAATCGTGAAATATCCCCGATACTTTATTCCCAGTACAAACGATATCAAAACCAAATATAGGTGCATCATTATCAACATGTGGAAAGATAGTTACGTGCATAATCCACATATTGTTTTTATCTCTCGTATCAAGCACTTCTAAATGCGCTCTACGAAACTTTTCAAATGAGCGGTAAATTTTATTTTTCCATTCGTACTTGCTAAGATCAGCTTTCTCGTCTAACGTACCAACTAAAGCCAATTTTTCATTAATCTTATCCGCTAGCGGAATAATTTTATCAAAAACTATACTCATGTAAAGATTCTGGTATCTTGCAATTGACGAGTAATAGCAATGTTAAAGTTAAAAGCCATAATAGCTTCTTCAGCCATATCATCAGACAATTTGCTTCTAAATGTCATCATCAAGTCTCTTAGATTCTTAAAATCGTAAAATGAGCCTGAGCCAGGAACGAGTTTCTTAATCATTTGTCCACCTGCCATATCACCCATATAACGTACATACATATGAGCAATGATTACTTTTGGTTCAGTTATCTTGCGAATATAATCGCAATACTCTTTAGTTGCAGGCAAAATAGGGTATTGAATGTTTTCACCAACAAGTTCAGTATAGTCGTGTACAATACGATAATATCTCGTAATATCAGGCATATCATCTAGTACATTTAAATTACATCCTACCTCCTCAAGTGCTTTATACACATCAATCATTTGATAGAGATATTTAGCATAATCTTCTTTAGAGATATTACCGCTCATCATGTATTGAGTGAACGGCATGCTCTCTATTTCTTCATGCTTTACTTGAGTTAAAACTTTAAGGCTCATACGTAATATTTAATAGAAAAATGGCGCCCTCAGCAGGAGTCGAACCTGCAACCGTTCGGGTAGAAGCCGAAAGCTCTATCCAGTTGAGCTATGAGGACGATTATAAATTATAAAGACTTTCCTTTTTTGCGTTTCGGCTTATCCTGTTGCTGCTCAGGTAAAGGCTCAGGTGTCTCTTCCGGTTTCTTTGTTGGTACAACCCAGTCAATTTTAAGATTAAGTGCTTGGGCTAATACATCTACATATGCTCTACACATATCATGCTCATCCAAAGGTAGATTAGCTTTACGTGTTGCAATATAAAGATTGAGTAATGCTGTTTCAACTGCGATAGGTTCGTTTATCATAAATTTGGTGCGAGTGGAGAGCCTACGATCTCTCTTCTACGGTTTGGAAGACCGCCATGTTACCTATACACCACGCTCGCTATTTTCTTTTTTCCTTCCATCCATTTGGTAAAGGATCTGTTTTAAAAATCATTTTTTGTTCTTTACCTCTATGTATCCATCTTTTACCCTTATTATTAGTGTTGTTAAATGCGTATTTGTAATTATAGACGCCTTGTTTGTGAAGAGATGATACTGTATTGGAAATTTTATTTTTTTCTTCTTCACTTTTTATTCTGTTTGTAGCTATAGCTTTAACGTGATTTAAAAATTTTTCTGGATATTTTTTACTCCAATGATTATCTTTTTGCTTTGTTTTTGTATTAAGAGATACAGTTCGACCGATAGCTGCCTTTCTTAATTTTTTAATAGTTTCTTCACTATGTGTTTTACCCTTAAATTTTGGTATACCTGAAGAGTTAATATAATTAAACCCGCCTTTACCTCCTTCACGTAAATTATAAGTGTTTGTTTCTTTTAAAAACTTATCATTTACTATTTGTTTTTCTTTAGCATACATCTCTTCAAATGACGGAAAATATTGTAAAATTTTTTTTTCAAAATATTTCAAACCATATTTTTTAATATCCTTTTTTAATAAAGCTCCTGAACCCATATAGTTATCATTAACTATCTTTGTTTGATGCACGCCTATATACTTCTTACCGTTAAGAATGTTTGTAATCTCATACAAATAATAAAGCATATTATTATTTAATGTTAACATGTATCTATCAACACCTCCAGAGCTTAAATTATTCGTTTCTATTTACTCCATACATGTAACTGGAATCATGTCCAACTGTCCATTTATTCCCATCTTCACATCCCCATTCAGTAGTATTGACTTGATACTTTATAGTGGATGGGTCTGTAGGTACTACTAATGAAGCATCTTTAAAGAGCATTCTATTCTGAGGATATAAACAGAAGTTACCATTATTAAGTTTAATGAAATGAAATACTTTCCACTCGTTAGGACTTTCAGCAATTCCAGTTAAAGAATTTTTACTGCTAAAATCGATAGAAAAAAGATACTCACCTGGATGAGTTTCTTTATTTCTTAGTAATACATTACATGCCATACCTTTCAGAAAGTCAAATTGAAAAACGCTATGATCGTAAGATAGACAATCCCACATTTGCAAATCACCTAACTGCATAACTGTACCAGGCTTATGACAAAGAGAGTGGATTGGTAACCCGGTAAACAATACTCCATTCTCTAACAATACGTAAAATGTAGCAGCTAAACCTTTTACAGTTCTTACACCTACTAGCCAACCTTTAGTGTATTCATTAAACCCTGACTTCTGATTGAAAAGAAATTCATTTCTAACGAGCAATTGTACAGACGGTGTACTGCTTGAAATGTGCATATAATAATATTATATGCTTGTAATAAGAAATCAATTACTTTTCTAACTGATGTAATATTTTTCTTAAATCTTTCAATGCGCCGTAGCCCATACCACCACCTGGAACGCTTTTATAAAACAAATATTCTTTTTGTTTATTACCTGGTGCATCCATACAAGCATATATGTCATCAGGCTCTATACCTACGCTATTTAACCTATCAGCTAAATAAGTTAGGAAATCTTTTGATATTGGCTTTTGAAAATTATGATAAATTTTCATATTTTCCAACTCATCAATTACGTCCTTTACCACTTCTATTTTATGGAAATCTTTAAATGATTTCATGTAATTATTTATCTCAAAGTGGTAGGAGAGACGGGATTCGCACCCATATAACACAGCTTATGAAACTGCTGCCTTACTAATCGAGCCACTCTCCTAAACTATCTGCGATACGATGTTATGTATCTTATCATCATCTAAAAATTGATTTGAATGCCCGGAATACGGTTTTATAACTATCAAATTTACTTTATCACCTAAGTTAGCAATAAAGTTCACCTTTTCTATTGTCCATTCATACGGTAAATCTTTATCATCAATTAAGTAAACTTCACCCTCATGAGGGAATTTACTTCCAATATCTAACTTACCAAAACTATAATCTTCTCTAGAATAAACATCCTGTACACTAAAACCTAAATTAAACTCTTTATTCCACGCTAATGCATATTCTTTAGTTGCGGCTGTAAGCATATACGTTGGACCAATCTTTCTAAGATTATCTAACAGATTTAAAGCACCGGGACGTAAACGTGCCCAATACTTTTCATCAGTTAGGTTGATTAACTTAGCGTTCTTAGGAAGACCTCCAAATAGAGGCTCTGCAGAGATTAATGTATTGTCAAGATCAACGAAGATATATTTCATAAAATTATTTACCAATGATGTATTACATTAGCAATAAGAAAGATATCAGCAATAATTGCTAGAATAGTAAGAAGTACAGTTAGTGAGAATTGATTAAATTCAATCTTTTTCATAAAAATGGTGGTACTGCTGGGGATCGAACCCAGACCTAGGGCTTATCTAGCCAAATGTTTATAAGACATCTTGCTCTACCGTGAGCTACAGTACCGTTAAATTAACTCTTGAGTTTGTTCTGCACCAATTCAAACACCTTCACTCTTGTAGGGTCTGCATCGGTAATCAAATACTCTTTGCCTTGAAAAGAAACTGCAATGAGCTTATCAAGCCCATACAAACGATAATGAATTACATCTTCAACACCTTGACTCGAAACTGCTGGTCTTTCAGAAAGAAATGGAGCAACTTCTTCTTTTGGCACTTCTTTTAATTGCCCTTCTTTAGTTTCAACAACCCAATAACTTGGACGAGATGCAAGAGGACGGTACTTAATAACCTTAAGATCTTTATTAGTAATGCCAATAGAGTTTGAAAGCCATTCCTTAACTCTGCTAACTTCTTGCTTAACGAAATCTTTATCCAAACCTTCTCTTTCACGCTGAGCATTTACGTTTGATTCATAATCTGTACCAATCATACCTGCTGTCTGTCCAACCTTGTAAAGCTTTGCGTAAGGAAACCCCGTCTTGCGATACACTGGATTGGTAACTGATGTGAAACTAATAGGCTTTGCACCTACTTTAGAATCATCATACTCCATGATTATGTTAATAAACTCTTCAAGCGTCACAGGATCAAAATTGCCAAGTCCGTAAGCCATTTCAGTTAAGTTTAAATGTTCAACGAGATCGTTAAATTTCTTTTGCATATCTATATTATATATGTTCCTTTTTAAATTCCACTGTAAAAAATTACTACATCACCACGCGCTACCCATCCCTATTTGACGCGAATGGTTTTAGCCATCCGTTGTTCGTTGCCTATCGGATTATCAGTTCCGCTGCGTTCGGGCCAAAGCCTTGTCCGTGTGTAGTAAAATTGGAGCCTGCAGTTTTATTGGACTCTCGAGGTGATGCTCCTCGTTATGCGCGCTCTGACCAGAGCCCCTGCAGGCGCAAAGAATGGACGTGGCAGGATTTGAACCTGCGTGCTTGATAATTTTCTATCCAGTTTCTACAAGCTTAGTGCTACTATAATCATGGTAGCCGTAGCACGTAACTATTGCATGATTTCAGAATAAATGTAACGTCGTTTTATCTATTCTGCTTTTTTCAAACGACGTCCTCGCTAATGACGTTATATTATATAGCGAGAATCTATAATATAACGATCGCAGGTTAGGCTGCGAATTGGAGCTCTTCGCTACCGAAGAAGCTCTTGAGGCTTTCTACAATGCCATTTATTGTTTTTGCTAGTTTTATAAGGTCTAACAACCTTGCTTGCTTCTAGTAAGTCCACTATTAAGTAGAATCCAGAACACGCCCAAAAATGTCAAATAACGAAAATTAAATTAGCTGCCTTGACTACAACATTCAAGACTACTTATGCACAATTTCATTAGCGCCTGTGCTTATGATCATTGCTGATCTTGGTGGATACTTTTTTAACCTATCTAACAAAGGGTGCAGTACCACTGTTACATATAAACCGCTAAGTTTATACTTTTAGTTAAAATTTCTAGCTAAAAATGTAAAGAACGAAAGTTATACCCTGCTGACATAGCGTCATAGCGTAGTTGTACTAGCGAGCCAAGACCTCCTATATCGTACAATTTAAGCACTACCTATTGATCAGCAATCTCTTGGTTGACGAATGCAGTTATGTAGCAGGGTCTTTCGGGAGATCAACCCCGAAATTGGTGGGTCTACTCGGACTTGAACCGAGACTCTACTGTTTAAAAGACAGCAGCTTTAACCATTAAGCTATAGACCCGAAAATTGGACTAGAACGGATTTGAACCGATAACCCTCTCCTTGCAAAGGAGGCGCACCGCCAATTGTGCTACTAGCCCGAAATTATTAAAGAACTATCTACAGGTGTAATTATACTACCGTTCCCATAAATATCAATATGCCACAGTATAAAGAAGATCAATTAATTGCAGAAGCATATACAAAACAAGTTGCAGATAATAAACAACTTAAGATGGGTATAAAAGCAGAACTAAGTGATAAACATACAAAGAGTAAAAAGAAAGCAGAAAAGATTGCTAAGGATCATTTAAAAGAAGATCCAAAATATTATAGTAAACTAAAAAAGTGTAAACTATAGAATAAAAAACCTCTAAGAATTAACTTAGAGGTTTTATTTTAAAAAAATAAGTTTTTAGAACTTATTATTGATTGATGTATACCAACCGTATAGTCTCTTAGAATCGCTTGAAAAACCGGATGATTGTACATATGTACCACCGCGTAATTCACCTAAGAAGGTTGGGTAAGAAACTGCTAAAGTGCCTTGATAATACTTATCAGTATCATTAAGAGCTTGAAGACCATTCTTATTTAGGTCATCTGCATTAATGGAGATATCATTAATACCAACACCGACGATAGGAACTACTTTAAGTTTACCAAGACCAACTGGAAATGGTAACTCGAGATTGCCTTCGAAGTTATTGATATCATTCTTACTATCAATGCTAGCAGTTACGTGCCATGGAAGCTTAGTAAATAAATTACCTCCAATGGTTATGAATGGAACGGTATTGTTTTTAACATCACCGAGTGCAAATACTTTACTTGCATGCTTATACGTTCCACCGAACGTAACATCAGCTAAAGTAGAGGTAAATTTATAACTTGCTGTTAAATTAACACGTTTAAAAAAACCGTTTTGACTATTATCAAAAGAGCTCAACGTATCAACTGCAAATCCAAAACTACCTACTTCAACATTTGCGCCTGCTGTTACCAATGAGGTTCCAGTTACTGTGCCTTGTTCTATTAGTTTAGAATTATAACCAACATTATAACCTGCGTTAGCAGCGGTTAAAACATTTGCCATTAATCCTAACAACATTATTGTAATGAGTTTTTTCATACTCTATTATTTAATCTAATTCTGAAAAAACAACTAACAAAATGGTACCGCTACGGGGAATCGAACCCCGATTAATTGTGTATCCATTTATACGTTTTTTTTGTTTTTATAAAAGATACTGACCCGACTGTTATTTTATATTTTTTCGCTAAAACAGATAAAGGACTACTTTTGTTATTAAAAATTTCTAATGCTTGTTTTTTTGATAACTCTCTTATATATTTTCCTGGAAGTGATCTTTTCTTGCTTTTAAAAGTATTTTCTTTTTTTCTGAATTTACCGGAACATTTTCTACTACAAAAAACGTTAGCTGTTTTTAACTTAAAATCTCTTTTAAACTCATGACCGCATTCATGGCATCTATAGTTAAATACAGGTTTGTAATTATCATACAATGTATAATATTTTGAGGTATTGTATGTCTGTTTAACATACTCAAAAACGTGATGTAAATCTTTTTCTCTTAAAACTATAACGTTGTAACCATGTTTACGAGCAACTTCACACTTTTTGTTAACTTTTTCTGTTGGTTCATACCCTTTAGTTTCAACAATAGTTTTCCCACCCTCTAAAAGAAAATCCGGATAATATTTTATACCATCTGATTCTATACAACCAGGGAATCTAATAAACTTTATTCCTTTATCCAGGTTATATATGACCCAGCATAGTTCATATGTAGATCCGCAATATATACCTTTATAATAGCCGTGTTTACTTCTACCCGATCCTTCCCTATAACCACCCATAATAATATTTAATTGTACTAACCGTTAAACTACCATGATTTCAAAAATATTGGTAGCCCTGGCGAGCCCGATGATCTCGCTTTTTCGCCTTGAAAGGGCGCCGTTCTACCTATAAACTACAGGGCCATAAATTGGGTGCAGAGGCCGGAATTGCACACGGCTATCTCAACGTTATGAGCGTTGCGAGTTACTGTTACTCTACTCTGCAATAAAAAAAAATTGCCCCGCTAACCACATGCAATAAAGGTAGTGATTTGTAGTACTCTCACTTGCACAGCTACTAGTACTTTTTGTCACTGTTATTTTTAACTCAGATAGCCCTATCATTTCAGGCGTTTTATATGCTGCAGGCACAACTGAGGCGAGGCGAGTCGCTCTTACGAGCCGCACTATGCTTATACTCCTGTTTATACTCGCATAGTCGAGTTAAAAAAATGGGAGGTCTAATGATTACCTCCAACCGAGAACGTTGTTTTCAGTTATTCAGTCAGATGATACCGTCGTATCGTAACGAGTCGCCATATCATGTAATATTCAAGCTTACGACCCGTACCTCTGGTGGCTTCGGTTGGCCGACCTAAGCTTCAGCGTAGTACCTTACTTACTAACACGTTCCGGAACTAACCGCAGTTTTTCACTACAGTTATACGTTAGCCCTATGGATAAGGCTTATTCCGTCACAAAAATGGTACTGAGGACCCGGATTGAACGGGTAACCGCCGGTATGTAAAACCGGAGCTCTAACCAATTGAGCTACCCCAGTATTTCAAAGAACTACCATATATTATCAATGTTCCTATAAAATCAAGGACCACTATCTCCGAAGAGATAGTGGATTTATTTTCACTCTTTATCTGTCTTGATATACCGGTTACCGGAACCGTAATCATCACTCATAATTTTTACAATACCGGCAACGGCAATATACGATATGCTTATTGCTAATGCTTCAACTATCATATATTTCCTTTCCTTTAAAACCGAAGACCCGAAGGTTTATCGGTTGCTAATATTCACTTACGTGAAATTACTTACGTTTGATTGGATCGTAGTTAGAAGTATCATCATCATCACCAGGAGTAGGTGGAGGATTGACTTGACTGTTATTAACAGCCTTTTTCTTTTCCTCTACTCTCTTAGTTCTTAATGCTACGAGTGTAACTACTAAACCAATCACTGCTAAAACAATTATAATGTTCATAAAAATATTTAATATAAATTGGAGCGGAAGAAGAGACTCGAACTCTCGACGTTCACCTTGGCAAGGTGATGCTCTACCAATTGAGCTACTTCCGCAAATGGCTGACCTGTTTGGATTTGAACCAAAAAAAGCAGAGTCAAAGTCTGCTGTGTTACCATTACACCACAGGCCAGTAAAAAATGGTCGGCCGTGCAAGATTCGAACTTGCGACCTTTCGCGCCCAAGGCGAACGCACTAGCCAGGCTGTGCTAACGGCCGATATTGTATTATATAATAAACTTCTCTATTATCAACTATAAACTAATTTAAACTGCTTATCCTTTGGATTGTTGGGCATATCTAACTTATTAGGTAATTCGATATTTAAATCGTAAGTAAAATTCTTACAAGATGTGAATGTAAGCTCTAAAACATCTGGGATGTTAGATTGCTCTGTCTTTAGATAAAAGTAATTATTGACATGGGTATGAACTAATTTTAAATTTACCTTACTGATAAAATTGATTACCTCATTTAATTTGTCATTGATATGATGCATTTCTATAACTATGCCGCAAATATTATCTGAATAGGTGATTATATCATCTAAGATTTGATACTCATCTCCATCAATATCACATTTTAAGAAAATATTTTTATGCTTCTTCAAAACGTTCTTAATATCAACCTCAGTATTGGAATCTTTAGTACCAATATTCTTGTAATTTAAGACTCTCTTCTTATTAAAAAATTTATCACTGCAAGTAGCTTTGTTATCAAAGGCTTGTAACTTACAATCATTTAGCTTTATAAAATCTTGTTCAAAAGAAGTATCATATCCTATTCCAAAGCTAATTAAAATATCCGTCTTATCTATATCATGTCTATTTACAAGATAGCCACCATCATAATCTTTACCCAATCTCACTAAATCTTTACAATGGAAAGGTAAAAATATCTTCGGTGTTTTTGTAATGTACATATGTAAATTTATAATATGATAACACTAAATCAATTAAATGGCTGGTACGGGTTGATTTGAACAACCAACTACGCGATTAACAGTCGCGGGTTCTACCATTGAACTACGTACCAAAAAATTGGTGGGAAAGACGGGAGTCGAACCCGCAACCCTCTGAATCACAATCAGATGCTCTAACCAATTGAGCTACAATCCCCGTGGGCTCTTGGTCAGGATTGAACTGACGACCGATGCTTTACGAAAGCATTGCTCTACCAACTGAGCTACAAGAGCGACGTCTGCAGCTAGGAATCGAACCTAGGATAACCATTTGGGTGCCTACTCTATCTTTCGATATCTCGGACTTGTCGTGTTACCACTACACTACTGCAAATTGGAGCACGTAATCAGACTCGAACTGATATATGAGAGTTTTGCAGACTCTTGCCTG